GTCCTATCAAAACAGGAGGTAAATTTATGGCAAAGGTGAAAGTGGTTATCGAATCGGACGAAGCAATAAATGTGAAGGTAACCAAGCAACCCAACGATGCGGTTGGGATGGAGAAACTCAAAGCGGATATTGACGGAGTTGAAGCTGCCAAGGGTGCGGATACGGGAGGGACGAGTAATGCCACCGAGAATGCATAGCATACTAGCACCCAGTGCAAAGGAATGGGTACACTGCGGACTCGCTGCAAAGTTCCTCGCAAGCAAGGAAGAGGATGAGGGCAGTGAAGCCGCGCAGTTCGGCACAGAGACCCACGCTCTTGCTGAGGCGTACATAAACGAGTCTTTGAAACTTACGGCTTACGATGCAAATGTCGCGCCCACAGCGGAAGAGTTAAAGAAAACACTCACTCTTTACAACGATGAGATGGAATATCTCGCAAACAGTTACTCGACTTATGTTGTGGAACAGGTGGATTTTGAAAGGAAGCGAACGGGCAAAGAACCTATTGTGCTTATCGAGCAGTATCTCGAAATGGACTATGCGCCCGATACCCACGGCACAGTGGACTGTTGCATCATCGCAGGCGATACCTTAACAGTCATCGATAACAAGACTGGGTTCATCAAAGTAACTGCCGAAGAAGACGGACAACTTAACAGTCAGCTTGCAATCTATGGTCTGTATGCGTACAAGGCGTTTAAAGACGTCTATGCCATAAAAGAGATACGGCTGGTTATCTATCAGGAGCGCATTCATAACTTATCGGAAATCGCGGTAACGGCGGAACAGCTCGAAGCGTGGGGAAAAGATGTACTTGTTCCGGCAGCGCAAAACGCTATGAGCGAAAATCCCAAGTCGGCAAGTGGCTGGTGGTGCAAATACTGCCCAGGGAAGGCAACGTGCAGAACTCGTCACGATGAGGCTTTCAGTGCGGCGGGCGAGATGAAACAGCCGAACCTTATGACCGATGAGGAAATAGAAGCGGTGTTGCCGAAGCTCGACAGTGTCATTGCCTATGCGGAAGCGGTCAAGGAATATGCACTGAAAAAAGCCATCGAGCAAGGTCGAAGATGGACGGGGTTCAAACTCGTAGAATCACAGACCAAGCGCAAAATAACGGACGAAATCGCCGTGGGAAAGATTTTGACCGATGCGGGGTATGACCCGTACACCAAGAAACTGCTGTCTATCAGCGATATCCAAAAGATGGTGGGTAAGTCGCAGTTTGACTCCCTTGTCGGAAACTATGTAACAAGACCGAAAGGACAACCCACACTCGTTCCCGAAGGGGACTCAAGAACCGAAATCATTATCGAAAAAGGAGAATAAAAAACCAATGTTAAACATTACCACGGGCGTAGAGAAAACGCCTATCAAGACAGTTATCTACGGCGCAGAAGGTGTCGGCAAAAGCTCTCTCGCCGCAAAGTTCCCCAACGCATTATTCTTGGATACCGAAGGCGGCACTTCGAGACTTGACGTTCGCCGTATCAAGATTACGGGTTGGGAAGAACTGCTTGCAACTGTCAAGGAAATCATCGCAAACCCCGAAGTATGCAAGAGCCTTGTCATTGACACGGCGGACTGGGCGGAGAGTTTCTGCATCGACTATATTTGTACGAAGTATCGCCAAGTCAGCATCGAGTCGTTTGGTTACGGCAAAGGCTACACCTATTTGCAAGAGGAGTTTGGCGAGTTTCTTAAATTCTTAAACAAGCTCACGGAAGTAGGAATCAACCCCGTAATTATCGCACACGGCAAACCGAGAAAGTTCGAACTTCCCGATGAACAGGGCGCATTCGACAGATACGAAACCAAGCTCACAAGGCAAGTTGCCCCGCTCATTAAGGAATGGTGCGATATGCTTCTGTTCTGTAACTATAAGACCTTCGTGGTTACTACGGAAAATAACGCAAAGAAAGCGCAAGGCGGTAAGCGTGTGATGTACACGACTCACAACCCTTGCTGGGATGCAAAGAACAGGTTCAACCTTCCCGATGAACTTGACTTGGATTTTGCGGCAATCGCACATCTTTTCAGCGATGTTCCCACAAAGAAAAACACACCCAAGAAGGAAGAACCGAAGGCGGAGAACCTTGTAGAAAAGGTCAAGAAACTCGTAGCGGATAACGGCATTACGGAAGGTCAACTTGAAAGCCTTGTGATTGCCAAGGGACACTATCCCGAGGGGACTATCCTTGAAGAATATTCTCTCGAATTCATCAATCGTTGGGTGATTCCCAATTTCAAAAAAATCGTGCAAACAATCAAAGAAACCAATAACGGAGGAAACGAATAATGGAAGACAAGAACATGATGGATTGGAACGATACCATCGAATCGGACGGACAGGAGTTCGTATTGCTTGAGGAGGGCGATTACAACTTCATCGTAACAAACTTCGAGCGCGGCAGATTCCCCGGCGGACAGAAAGTTCCCGCTTGCAACAAGGCAACAATTACCGTGCAGGTCAAGACGAAAGAAGGCGTGTGCGTGGTAAGGTTCGACTTACTGCTTTACAGGACGCTCGAATGGCGTATTGCATCCTTCTTCCGCTGCATCGGACAGAAGAAGTCGGGCGAAAAGCTCGTTATGGACTGGAATAAGGTTGTCGGCAGCAAAGGCAGAGCGCACTTCAAACAGAGAACCTATACCAACAATAGCGGCGAGAAAAAGACCATCAACGATATCGATAAGTTCTACGACTACAATCCCGATTTTTTCACGGCGATGGATAACCTTATCGTGGCAGACGATGACGGGGATATTCCGTTCTAAAACCGAGGTGCAAGATGATAGAACTTCGACCTTATCAGTCGAGTGCTATCCAAGCCGTATCCGACGAATTCCAAAGGGGGCATAACCATACCCTGGTTGTGCTTCCTACGGGTACGGGCAAAACGATAGTATTTGCGAAAGTAGTAGAAAGTAGCGTCTTGAACGGAAAGCGCGCACTTATCCTTGCACACCGCGGAGAATTGCTCGATCAAGCATCGGAAAAGTTAAAGTTTGCCTGTGGGTTGGACACGGCGCTTGAAAAAGCCGAGTCAAGTTCGCTTGGTAGATTCGAGCGTGTAACGGTGGCATCGGTGCAAACGTTGTGCCAGGAGCGAAGGCTGGCGAAGTTTCCCAAGGACTACTTCGATTTGATAGTAGTGGACGAAGCTCATCACTGTATGAGCGAAAGCTACCAACGCATACTCGGCTATTTCGATACCGCAAAGGTTCTCGGCGTTACGGCAACCCCAGACAGAGCAGACCAAAAAAGTCTCGGTCAGTTCTTTGACAGCAAGGCTTATGAGTACACGCTCAACCAAGCGGTAAGAGATAAATTCCTTTGCCCTGTAAAAGCGCAGATGATTCCCTTGGAATTGGATATTGCGAATGTCGGCATTTCCAACGGGGACTATGCTGTTGGCGAAATCGGCAGTGCGCTTGAACCTTACTTAAACCAAATCTCTCTTGAAATGTTGAACTATTGCAAGGGCAGAAAGACAGTGGTTTTTTTACCGCTCGTTAGAACCTCGCAGAAGTTCTGTGAGCTTTTAAACGTTCACGGCTTCAGAGCTGCCGAAGTTAACGGCGCAAGCAAAGAGAGAGAAAAGATACTCAAGAACTTTGAAGACGGCGAATACGATGTGCTTTGCAACTCGATGCTTTTGACGGAAGGCTGGGACTGTCCCAGTGTTGACTGCATCATAGTTTTACGACCTACGAAAGTTCGCAGTCTATACCAACAAATGGTCGGACGGGGAATGCGACTGTCTCCCAACAAGAAAGAGCTACTGTTGCTTGATTTTCTTTGGATGACAGAAAGGCACGACCTTTGTAGACCGTCGGCGCTTATTTCAAAAGACGAGCAGATTGCCGCCCGTATCGATAAAAAGATGATGGACAATGAGAGCGGTATCGACCTAATCGAAGCGGAGGACGAAGCAGAAAGCGATGTCATCCGTGAAAGGGAAGAGAGTCTTGCTCGTGAGCTTGAAGCTATGAAGAAGCGTCAGAGAAAGTTGGTTGACCCCATACAATATGCGCTTTCGATTGCTGCGGAGGATTTGGCAAACTATACACCGACCTTCGCTTGGGAAATGTCTCCGCCTACGGAACGGCAGCTTGACTACCTTGAAATGCACGGCATTTATCCCGAGAGTGTAACGAACTGCGGTTTGGCAACGCTCATCATCGATAAGCTGAAAACTCGTCAGTTTGAGGGTCTTGCAACACCGAAGCAGATACGCTGTTTAGAACGATATGGGTTCTACCATGTAGGCACTTGGAGTTTTGAAGCGGCAAGTAAGATGATAACGAGAATCGCCAACAACAGATGGTTCTTGCCCCGTGGCATCGACCCTTCTAAATATGTACCCGAAGGAGCGAAAGCATAATGGAAAACAATATTCTCGAAGCATTGAAATACATTGATGCCGCATCGACTTCCTATGAAGAATGGGTGCAAGTCGGTATGGCGTTAAAAACCGAAGGCTACGACTGGACTGTTTGGGACAGTTGGAGTCAAGCGGACAAGCGGTATAAGCCTGGCGAGTGCGAGAGAAAGTGGAAGTCTTTCACGGGTTCGGCAAAACCAGTGTCGGGCGGAACGATAGTACAGATGGCGAAAGAGCGCGGGTTCACACCTCACGCCTTTGAAGGGGATGGGTGTATGGACTGGAACGATGTTATTGAGTATGACGGGGACGGGGTAGCATACGAATTGCCGAAAACGCAGTCCCCAGCTGAACAGCTTATAAAGTTTCTTGAAACCTTGTTTGAACCCAATGACCTGGTTGGCTATGTTTCAAATGATGTCTGGAAAGACAACGAAGGCAAATGGATGCCGAGCAAGGGCGTGTATGACCGCACGGCAGCGGAACTCATAGCGCAGATACGCAAGTATCCGAACGACCTCGGTGCAACCATCGGGGATTGGAAGAAGGACTGCGGTGCCTGGATACGCTTCAATCCGCTAGACGGAATGGGTGTCAAAAACGAGAATGTTACTCGGTTTACTTATGCCTTGGTTGAAAGCGATGATATGCCGATACCCGAGCAAGATGCGCTTTATCGCAAGCTCGAATTGCCGATAGCAACTCTCACGCATTCGGGCGGAAAGAGCCTTCACGCAATCGTGAAGGTGGATGCGGAAAACCACGAAGAATACCGCAAGCGTGTCGATTTCCTTTACGACTATCTTGAAAAGAACGGACTGAAGGTCGACAAGCAGAACCGAAATCCGTCTCGGCTTTCAAGGATGCCTGGGGTTACGCGGAACGGGCAAATGCAAACGCTTATTGCAACGAACATAGGAAGGCGGTCTTGGGTAGATTGGCTCGATTATGTGGAAGGTGCGGATGACGAATTGCCTGCCTTCACGCTACTCGGTGAAGCACTCGAAAATCCGCCGAAGTTGCCCAACGAACTCATCAAGGGCGTTCTGCGTTGCGGACATAAAATGCTCATTTCGGGTTCGTCCAAGGCGGGTAAGTCGTTCCTTTTGATGGAGCTTGCAGTGGCATTGGCGGAAGGCAAGAAATGGCTCGGCTTCGAGTGTAAGAAATCAAAGGTCATTTATGTCAATCTCGAAATCGACCCCGCATCGTGTATCAACCGCTTTTCGGAGATTTATAAAGCACAGAATATCAAGCCGCAATACCCAAATGATATTTACATCTGGAATTTGCGCGGTCACGCCGTACCGCTTGACAAGCTTGTACCGAAACTGCTGCGAAGGGTAAGCAGTCAGCACTTTGATGCGGTCATAATCGACCCCATTTATAAGGTTATCACGGGAGACGAAAATAACGCATCGGAAATGGGGCAGTTCTGTAATCAGTTTGATAAAATCTGCCAAGTTTCAGGGTGCTCAACGATTTATTGTCATCACCATTCGAAGGGTGCGCAAGGTTTCAAGAAGGCAATGGACAGAGCGTCCGGCAGTGGAGTTTTCGCAAGAGACCCCGATGCGCAACTCGATATGATTCAGCTTGAAACGAGCGAGGAGTTCCTGAATGAAAATGCCGACAATCTCAACTCTACGGCTTGGCGGCTTGAATGCTCACTTCGAGAGTTCCCGAACTTCAAGCCTCGCAACTTCTGGTTTGAATACCCGATTCACCGAGTAGATGAGCAAGGCATCCTTGGCGGCTTATACAGCGAAGGGGATCCAAAGAGCAACCTTGCAAAAAGCTGTAAACGCAAGCAAACCCCCGAGCTTCGCAAAGAGGAGTTTGACAGAGCCTTCGATATAAATGTTTCAATTGACGGAACTTGCCCGGCATCGGCAATAGCGGAATACTTGGGAATAGCCGAGCGGACAGTAAGGGCAAGAGTAGCCGAATTTGCGGACGAATACGCAACGCATAAAGGCTTTATTACCCGTAAAAGATGAGCCTGGCAGAATGTGGGATT